CTGTAATCACTTCACCTTCTCTGGCAATACTTGACAGCCTTTGCATAATAAGATCTCTAACCTCTGGATGTGATGATGCAATGTCTTTTAGGATATTAACCAATACCTCTTGTCTTTTTTCTATCTCAACCATCTCTTCTGCTAGTTCTTTATTTTCTAATAAGCCTGCCTTTTGTAACATATCAATACGCTTAGATTCAATATCCATTACAAGTTTAATACCAGCAGTTTTTGCATTTAGATTTGCTGTAGTTGTAGCATCCTCAATAACTTCATATGCTTTGGTAATAAGCTTATTGTAATGTGCATCTGCTCCAGCTAATGCCTCTTTAGCTCTAGCACGAATTGCACTATTATCTGAAGCCATACGCTTCCACTCATCAAGATGGGCAACAACACGAGTCCTCGGCATACCCAAATCTTTAGAGATTCTGGTAGCATCATTACCTTTTAAATATTCTTCTACAACACGGTTTACTTCATCAAGATGATTAATAAGTTCTACCTCAGTGTTTGTCATAAATTCCCTCTAATCTTTTAATTTCATCTTGTATATAAAAGATTGCCTTTTTAAGATCTTCTATTTGCGTATCTTCATTTTTTAGACCTGCTCTCCAAAGATACTTAAATGCATTGCCAACATTAAAATTACGATGACGAGTAATTTGAATACACTCAACACCAGACGGATCTGAAGTATAGTGAGTAGGATGATTTACCTGATCAACGGTAATATTAAACTTTTCTGTCATCTTTTTGATTTCCTTAATCCAAATTTAGCAAGGTAAACGTATATTGTTTCTAGGCTTGCCCCACACTCTTTCGCTATCTCTTGTGGAGTCTTTTTATCCATAACATATCGTTTACGAAGCCAGGATTCATTTGTATATAGTTTAGCAGCCATATCTAATCCTTGTCAAACTTAATAGCTTTTTCCCAATTATGTATTGCCCAATGACCTATGCCACAGGCATCTGCAACATCGTTATCATCTATTTTTTTATCATAGATAATATCAATAAGTTTTGAAGTTCTTTCTTTTCTAATATTTCTTTCATAAGATTTATACCAAGAATCAGATTTTCCTGGGTTTGCAGACCTTATTGATATCTGCTCTTCTTTTGTAAGTCTTTTATTTCCCAGATAGTTTTGCCATGTAATTGGGGATACTCTGCCTATTTGATTTATTCCAGTCAATCCAATACCGCCAATAATTGCACCTTGTACCATTGCAAGATCTGCTGCAGTTTTGGGGGAATTCATAAACACCGTATGCTCAATAACTACTGCATCTATATTATATAATCTAAAAAATGCCCTAGTTTTTGCAGTAGCATCAATAATTTTTTCATATATGTTATGTCCAAAAAATGCTACCTTGCCAGTTGTTGATAGCTTGTCATCAGCAAAAATAGCAAAAGCAATTGTATTTGTACTAGCATCAATAGCACAAATATTTTTAGGTTTAATCTTGTTCATAATCAAAATATCCTTTAATTTGCTTTAGCATTTTATTAACTTCTTTTTGTACAACATTACAGTTTGAGCAGAATCCTTCATCATTATATATTGATAAATTAACTCCGCACCCTCCAAGACATTTTCTTACTTTGCCTTTTCTTTTTAATCTTTTTGTTACTTGGTATCTCTCTGCAATTTTTTCTTTGGTTGCAATATCTCTACATTCATCTGAACAGTAAACCTGATAGCTTACCTTAGGACGAAAATATGTTTCACAATCAAATCTATTACAGAGTTTCACTCAATTCCTCCAAGGAAGCAATCTTAATTACTCCAGTGCCTGCTTCAACACATGCTTCTCTTACTGGGCAACCTTTACAAATCTTAGAGTTATTGCGATAATTTTTTATTGGAAGTTGCTGATCTTTCCAAGCTTGTCTAACTTCTCGCATCCAACTAAAAGCATTTTCAATCCATTGTTTATATCCATCATTTACTTCAACTGGAATAACCATAAGGTCATGTGTGTTTTTATTTTCATATATCAAAACACCCTTTGCCTTTTTTAATACCTTCATATATATTAATAGCTGTATTAAGTGTCCTGTCTTTGGTTTATTTGTTTTCTTACGATACTCATAGGCTTCACTCATCATTGTTTTAATTTCACCAACGATTTCTTCGCCTTCCCAATTAATCATGGCATCGCCATAACCAAAGATTGGCGGATCATCAGATATTACCTTAAACTCTGTTGTCTTTTCATTTTTATCATTGATATATTCTTTTGCAACTCCAGCATCCAGCATTGCTTGTTGAATTCTGTCATGAGACATAGTTCCAGATTGCATATTTGCTGCACCATAAGCGTCTGTATCATCTTGAAACACTGCCCCATTAAAAGCAATATACCAGTATCTTGGGCATTCTCCGTGTGAGTATGCAATTTGAGAAGGGGCAAACGCTTTCTTTTTCATATGCTTTGGGCCACGAGAAATAGTATATCCAGATTTAATCTTCTCAATTAATTGATCTGAATCTATAATTTTATCTTGTTTCTTTTTTATATTTTTGCTGTCTGATTCCTTAAGCATTACCTGCTTTAATAAATTTTTTGTCATTATATTCCTTTTGTTATATATAAGTATATCAGACTAGCGCATTATATACTTGAGAGCTGACACCAAATTGTTGATTGACTCTGCTGCAGTATAGTATATATTTTTCTTTGCCCTGTCATTTTTATCTACATTTGCCATCCAAGTAGCTCTGAATGCCATTTTTGATGCGATGGCTTGTAGTCTAACGATCTCTAATGTTGCCACATTCATAGGAATATCTGGCTTTATAATAAGCTTTGCTATCATGGTAAGAGCAGTAGTCAATTCTTCATCATTCATAAACTCTGCAATTTCAGATAAACCATTAACCATTTCTAACGTTGTTTTAGACTGTTCGTTATTATCCATTATATTCCCCTAACATATTTTCTAAAATTCCTACTTCTATAATTGCAAGACGAGTTTTTATTCCGCTATCGCCTAATACTACAACTATGGCTGGATCATTTCCATTCTTAATAGCATCAGTAGTTGCTTTTGCCCAAACATCTTTATTAAGAGTAAATGACTTTGAATTTTCTTTAAAATCTACCGTAAAGTTTTCCCAAGTAGCATCACCTTTCTTGGTATTTCTACCAGAATTTTTATGCTGCTTAGCCCCCAACCTTTTACTCTCGTTCTTTTCGCTCATAATCCTTTTTCTTTTTATATCCAACAGTATAAAGTTGGCTTTTAGATAAATGTTTTTTACTACATATCCAAGTAGATTCTCCAGTTGCTGGATAAACCCTACATGTTTTAACTTCTTCCCCGCAAGTTCTACATGGAAACTTACCAGGATAGGTTGTATAGTTAGACATTCATAACCTTGGACCTAATAGAATCTTGAAGGTTCAAATCTTCTTTAACTCTATTTACAAAAGCTTCTCTGCCTTGAACCTTTGTTCCATCTTCTAGATTATACCATGCCCCAGTTCTAGAAACAATGCCCATTAGCTCTGCCGTGTCAACAAGATCGCCGATAGAATCAACACCCACGCCATCGCCTCTAAAATAAAAATCATACTCGCCACCTTGAAAAGCAGGGGAAGTTTTAGAAAATTGTAGCTCCCATCTAACTTTTCTTCCAATCTTTTCTTCAATTAATTTATCTCCAATCGCAATCTTTCCTTTAATCGCTTGGTTTTCGGATTCAGAAGAAAATAGCTTAACAACAGTTGAGGAATAAAACTTAGTAGCCTGACCACCAGTAGGCTGCTGGCTAGTATACATAGCATTAATATTATTACGAGACTGAGAAATAAGGATAAGCAAAGTTGGCTTAACTTTATTGTTTGCATAGTTAAGCATTTTCCATGCATTGCTAAAGTCTCTAGATTCTGCACCGATTTGTTTTGTGTTCTCCAACTGTTTGAGTTCATCTGAATCCTTTTCAAAATAAATTGCAGGAAGAAGAGACGTAATAGAATCTACTACGATAAGATCAACACCAGCCTCCATAAGGTTTACGCCTACATCAACCATTTCATTGATTGTTCTAGCCTGAGAAACAATAAGCTTTGATGTATCTACTCCAAGCTTTTCTGCCCAGTCTTTGTCATAAGACATTTCTCCATCTATCCAAGCACAAACCTTTCCTTCTTTTTGTGCCAAAGCGATTGTTTGCAAGCATAGTGAAGATTTTGCACTTGATTTACTACCCCAGATAAGGACTTGACGACCATACGGCAAACCACCATTCAGTGCTCTATTTAATCCAAAGCTTGGGGTTGCTGCGTATTCTGTTTTAGGAACAGCATCTCCAACTAATATGCTTTTCCTCAACTTAGGATTTAATTGTGCTAAAACATCTTCTACATTTACTACCACTAGAATCTTACTCCGTGCTTCTTTGGTCTATTGGAGTTTATCTCCATCTTTTCTTTAATTGCATAATCAAGAGACTTTTTCATATACCCTGCATCTACCATACCAGCATAAAGATCAAGGGTACGAATAATAATATCTGCAAACTCATCAGACAGCTTATCTGGATCCATGTCTTTACGAACAACTTCCATTGCCTCTACAACCTCTGAAACAATCATCATCATTTGTTTTGCTACAAATATTTCATCTGCTGGTCTATCCCAAAAACCTTTTGCCTTTGCATTGTCGTGTATTTGTTCTGCTAGTTCATCAAACACTTACTACATCCTCCATTATCACTGTGCCATCTTTTGTTTTACCCAAACTAAACTTATAAATATTTCCAGCTTGTACATGCATATATGCTTTTGGAAATGCTGTAGGAAATACAGTTATTGCATGCAATTCTCTACCAGAATCTGCCACTGTAAGAGATGCCATCTTCTTACCAGCCTTAGTGACTCTAGGCTTAAACGAAACAACAAACATCTCATCATCTTTATATGGCAACATCTTATAGTTTAAAAACTTTATCAAAGCATCGGAAGAATTATGTACTTCATCAACAGGTACTGCAGAAACAACCCTATTATCATTTGCAAGAATGATATAAGTGCGACCAGCCTCAATAGCGGTGTTTTCATCGTCAAATATACCGACAGAGCCAGTTTTGTCCAGAACTTCAACTCTTGACCATCCTTTAGATCTCTTAATTGATTTTACCATACCCATTAAAATGAATGCACCCTTTTCCTCATATTCTTCAATGTCGTTAAGGTATGCGTGATAATGCTGTGGTATTGGCATATTAAACTCAGGAAGATTTAAGTAGTCATATAGGTTTTCTCTAACCTTCTCTGGATTAGATGGATTGTCATTAAATGTAAGCGCACCTACGGCATTCATGGCCTGTAGTGCACGAGAATTTACACCATTGCCTTTTGTAAAAGTAAATTCCTCTACTTCTTTGTATGAGCTAAATGGACGAGCAGCAATATACCTGTCAGCAATAGTATCAGAGATGTACTTAATGGCAGAAAGACCGAATCTAATACCCTTACCTTCAATTTTAAAATCTTTATCCGAATCATTAATATGAGGCAACTTAATTGGAATGCCCATTCTTTTCGCTTCAATCAAATATTCCGTTCTCGTGTCTTTATCCTTCTCATTCTTGAGAAGTGAATACATAAACTCTATTGGGTAGTGGTATTTGAGCCACGCTGTCCAGTAAGAGAGCGTAGAGTAAGCAACCGCATGAGACTTGTTGAACGAGTACCCCGCATGTGCCTCAAAATCATGCCACAAATCCAGAGCGGCATTAGGAGCAATATAAGCAGAAGCGCCCTTAACAAACTTGTCCTGGAATGCATTGAACTCTCTGGCATCTTTTTTCTTACCAATAATCTTTCTTACCTTATCAGCCTCTGCCATTGTCATACCGCCAAGATGTACACAGGCTTGCATGACTTGCTCCTGATATAGGATACACCCATATGTATCTTCTGTGAATTCCTTTAAAATTTGATGCATGTAGTCAATATTTTGTCTTCCATGCTTACGAGCAATATAATCTTTACCAATTGTATTCATAGCCCCTGGGCGAACCAAGGCATTGGATGCAGCAAGTTCAGAAAGATTATTTACTCTCATCTTGACAAGAAGATTTGTATATGGTGTTGCTTCGCATTGGAATACACCCTTGGTATATCCATCTGAAAGCATTTGATAAACATTTTTATCATCCATATCAATATTCAGTAAATCAATCTTTTTGCCATGTCTTTCATCAATAATATCAATAGTATCTTTAAGAACACTAAGAGTCTTTAAACCTAAAGCATCAATTTTAATAAGACCTATGCGCTCTGCCTCTTCCATATCTACCGCCACTACAGGCATACGCTCATCAGATCCAGTCACACTTCTTGTTTCAAGTGGTGCGTGTTTAAAGATAGGTTCTTTGCTTGTAACAACTCCTGCAGCATGTACACCAGTTCCTCTAATGCGACCACGAAGCTGATCTCCATAGTTTACGACCTCTGGATATTTTTCACGAAACCAGGCAGAATTCTTGGATGTACAAAAATCATCCCACGTATCAACTGTTTTTAAAACTTTGTTAACATCTGATAAAGGAATATTTAAAGCTCTAGAAACATCTCGTACAACACCTTTATCCTTAAACTCTAAAAATGTAGCAATAGATGCAACATGACGATATTGTTTAACAAGATAATCTTTTACCTCATCACGCCTTGAGTCTTGAATATCTGTATCAATATCTGGAAAGTCATTACGCTCTGGATTAATAAATCGGAAGAATAGGAGATCATGTTCAATGGGATCAATATCTGTAATACCGATAAGGTAACACAAGAGTGATCCTGCAGATGATCCACGACCTGGACCTACCATGATGCCTTCTTTTTTTGCCCAGTTAATCATATTACGGACTACAAGAAAGTACGGACCAAAATTCTTTTGATCAATAATGTCTAGTTCTTCATTAAGTCTAGTTTCATATATATCACTTCCAAGCCAATTAGATGTAAGCTTTTTTTCTTCCATTGCTTCCCAAGCAAGGTTTTTGAGTTCTTCCATAGGTTTACGATATTGAACTGGTAGCAAATTAAGACCAGACTTAATATCATAATCTTCTACTTTGTTTGCAATCTCTAATGTACTAGCAAACATCTCGTCATTATCTATACCCTGCTTTGCCATACATGCTTTCATTTCATCATATGACAAAAGGTGAATATCAAAAGATCTAAATGACATTTGACGATCTGCCCCATAAAGATAGTCAAGCCTGTCCATCATGTCTTTATGCTTTTGTGATTTATCATATGTAACATCTTTTTGTAATTTAGCATGCGTATTTAGGATAAGCATTAACTCTTGTATTTCTTTTTGGCTTGTATCTGAGTGATGACAGTCTGGTGTTACAACTATCTTTACACCCATGGACTTAGCTAAATCAATTAATCCTTTATTAACTCTTTCAGGATTATGAGGCATAACCTCAATATAGTAATCATCGCCAAATGTATTTTTAAACCACGCTATGTGCTTTTTAGCAATAGCAAGCTCATCTAGTTCTACCGCTTTTGCAATCCAGCCACTTAGGCAAGCAGATGTAACAATAATACCTTCTTTATATTTCTCTAATGTTTCAAAATCAAATCTTGGCTTACTAAAAAATCCTTCAGTCCAAGCAATCTCATTAATTTTATTTAGATTTTCTAAACCTTGTTGGTTCTTGGCAAGAAGAACTATATGATGATAGTTTTGATCTAATGGATCTGTTCTATCTGCCTTCGCCCTATTATCAAAGCGATTGCTTGTCATATAGCCTTCTATGCCAAGAATAGGTTTAATACCTGCTTCTTTCGCAAGACGATACATTTCACGATGCCCAGAAAGCGTTCCATGATCTGTAATTGCAATTGCTGGCATTCCCAGCTCAAGTGCTCTTTTTACATATTCTTGCGGAGTAGCCACACCATCCATCAATGAGTAATGAGTGTGGACATGAAGCCCAACATAGTTCATATATTACCAGTCAACGTTTGTTGAAGTAACAGAAGGTGTATCAAATCCAAAGTAAAATGCTTCTTGCTCTGGATAGGGGACCTCACGAACAACCTTCTCAAGGTTAAATGGCTCAACGCCATCCCACTTGAAAGGCTCTGCATCTGGAGCTGCTGGGATCAAGGTGTAATTTGTTTCAGTTCCCTGACCATTTCTTTTTAGCTTCCACTGCACATTTGATACGCTGCCAGTCTCTAGTGCGTACTCACGGATTGTATTAAAAGCAGATTGCTTACTAATACCCTGCGACCATACAGCCACATAGGGGTCTTCTAGACCATCATCAACAAGAACATTGGTATAGAAGCGTAGACGGGCTCTCCAGCCGCTCTTAGGCTCTTTACGGGCCATCTCACAGCCGAAGCAACGCCCCTCAGAGTCCTGGGTGCAGGCTGCCTTACGCTTATAATCCTTTGGATTGGTATGCTCTGATACCACAACGGCTAGACCACGATCCTCTGTAAAGTGTGCAGAGTCAGAATCTAGTTCATTAACAAATCTAATCTTTGCAGACTGACCATCTGCCAATTTAACCCAACGAACCTTAAGTCCAGAACCTTCTGACTTAGGCTTATCTACTAATGCGTTTATGTTTTTTAATCCTTTTACGATTGCCATTTTGTTTTGTTTCTCCTTGTGTTTTTTCTATTGTAGCATAGCGATAATTGAATTGTCAAACTTGTACTCAAGTTTTCTAATTGATTCATCATCCATGTCGCCAATATCTTTATATTTTTTATCTATATTTATTATTGTTATTTGTGATCCAAGTTTATCAACAAGCTTTTCTGACATTGTTTTTCCTGCATCATCGTTATCTGCAATCAAAACTATGTTGTTAAAATATTTTTTAAGCAACTCAGTTTGAGATACAGAAACATTAGCCCC